GCTTTGATTCTTGGAAATTCTCAATGGCGTTAAAGTATTGACCGGCTGTAGACTCTACAGTAGACCGCAAGCGCTCTTCTGCCTGGAGCCGCAACCCAGGTCTTAAATCATCCAGAGCTGGGGCAATGGCTTCCTGCAGTTCTGTGGCAATCAGGTTGCGGCGTTCGGTTGGGTCTACATTATTGAAACGGGTCAGGGCCTCTGGCGTCAGATCCTGCATCTTGGCAGTCAATCGCTCCCTTCCAACCGTGACACTATCTCCAACCCGAACAGCCTGTTGCTTGCGGATCTCCTGCATCGCCAGCAGATCCTGGTCAGCAACCCGCTTGTCATCAAACAATTGTGTGACTGCTTTTTGAACGCGCTTTGATTTGCCTTTTAAAAACCGCTGCGTTTGTTGGTACAACCCGTTTGCGTTAGCGTCGGTTTCATCGCCACCAGTGTAGAACTGTTCGTATCGGGCCATCGCATCGGCCATATCGACAGGCGGATCTTCTTCTAGGCTGCGAAAGAACGCATTGCGTGCCTGGTCCCGAAACTGCCCGTATTCAACAATGGCAATCTTCGCCTGCTCATCCTGCTCCTTTTCAGCCTGTGTCAGGTAGATGTCTGCAGCAGTGCGGCCTATCTTGGCGATACTTTCGCCAAGGCTCTGCAGCGCCTGGTAGCGGGCATTTGCTCCGGGCACCTCTGTAGGCATCGGCCCAGGGGCATTCGGCACACTGGGGGCTTGTAGGCGATTCTGTTGGGGCAGGACCGTGGCCTGCTGGAAAGGGAGCCTAGCCATTAGGGCGTCGTGGTAGTCGGTTGTGGGTCAAGTTGACCAAAACGGTAGTAGCCGCCTGCGAAGTCGGCCCCTCCGCTGAGTAGGGTGCTGAACAGCATCATGTCTCTGCTGCCTGCTAGTTCGCCTGCGCCTTGATCCGAAAGCTGCGCCTGACGCATCAGGTTGTTATAGGCCAACTGTCCGCGCCTTAGTTCCATTGTCGCTCTCTGCTTGGCTTCCAGGCGGGTACGGGCGGCTTCGTAACGCGTGTTGTAATCAATCATTCTTTGGTTGTAGTCATTCGCAAAGGCTTGAGCGATCTGTACGTTGGCCGGGGTGCCGACATTCACGGAAGCGCCAGAGCTACCAGCCCGTGCGCGGATACCGCTGATGCGTCGCTGACCGGCGATCTCTTCCTGCATCAACATCTCCGCCCCACGAAACTCAATCGCTCTGGCGTTTTCAGCGCCGGTACGCATGTAGAGGCTGGCCTGCTCTCTAGCGAAGGCTAGATTTTCTGCAGCACTCGCCCGGTACGCCCCAGCCTGCGCTTTCATGGCTCGCACCTGGGAAGCGTTCTGTTGGGCCTGTCCATACATCTGCAGGCCCGTGCTGACTGCGGTAATTGCTGCAAAAGCGGCTAATGCACTCATTCGTTGGTCTGGTAATCAATTGCTAGTAAAGTGACAGAAAACGGGTACGGTTGGTCCTGTCGCAAAAATAACTGGGTAATCGTGTTGAACTGATCGCCGACCTGATAGGTCTTCTCGCCAGTGAAAAAAGCCAAAGCGCTGCCGATATTGTCGCTGGCCGTTCTAAAGACCGCTTCGGTCAGGTCGCTGATGTTTACGCCAAAGTTCAGGCCAAGGCTCTCCAAATAGGCAATCGTGGCAGCGTCCAGATCATTGGCGTTGGTGCCAAACTTAAAGCTCAGTGATTCCAGTAGGCGCACAGTGAAGCGGTGGATGCGCTTGCGGTTTCCTACACTGGTGCCCTGTGAGGTTGAGGCTACCATTGGCAGGGTTTCGATGTCGCTGTTGTAACCAAAGCCTATGCGGAAATTAGTCGCAGCGGTCTGTAGGGTAATCGCTCCAGAGCTAACCGTTCGGTTGGGCTGGACTGCAGCATCGGCTAGGATCGCCACACTTTCGCCTTCCAGGTGATCCAACCCCAATACGCTGGTTGATGCGCTGGTGCGGCTGGGTGGCTCTTCTAGGCCACTGTCTACAAAGTGTGCGTCACTCGGCACGACCTCGCTGGCGACAAAATAGCGCTCCATGAATTCTATATAGCGCTTCACGCCCCCGTCGATGTCACGCTTTACAATCATCCAAAGTTGGTCGTGTGTGCCTCTTGGGATGACTGCGATGCTTTCCACCTTGGCCTGTGATCCATAGGTCGCATCACTGTGGCTTCCGCCAATGGTGTGGCGGTGCCAGGCCCGCATCTGTAACAGATCCACATAGGTCAGGCCCGCTAGTCTGCCATCGTTCCGCAAGCACCACAGCACGCTGTAGGGCTGATCCTGGTAGGCGGTGGCGATGATGCCGGTTTCACTGATGTCTTCACTGCGAAGTGTCAGGTCTGCCGCGCTGTACTGGTCCTGCAATTTGTCGAAGGCCAGTTCACGAACCTTCCGCCCGTTCTGTTGAATGTATAGTAGGTTATTGCCAATCTTGGCGGGCAAGGCTGTGGAATCTGACGCCCAGGCGCTCACCTTGGCAATCGTAAAATTGAAAGGGGTCAGCGTTAGATCATCATCGGTCCCGTAGCACTGGAATACGCCACCGGAGGTGCCAATCGTTAGACGCCGGTCTTCGTTCAGCCATTCGATCTGATCCACCGTGTCTGAGCTGATGGTGAGACTGAGCGCATTGTCTTCGTAAATCTGCTCACCAATAATGCTGCGCCCTGCGCTGTCAAACTGGCCGGTAGAGCGTCCAAGGGGTTCGGTAGCGGCAAAGTTAAAGAAGTCACCAGTGCGGCTAAAGAATAACGTCTGGGGCTCTTCGCTAGTGCCCGCATAGACTAGGCGCTGCTGGTAAATCTGTACGGTACGCGGGTAGCCTGTTGTCTCGCTGAAACTGCCTAGCTGCCATTCTGTAGTAGCGCCTACACCAGCGATGGCTTTCTTGAGTTTAACTAGGACAACCGTGGTAGAGGTGCCTCCAAGGAGTTCGATGATTTCGCCGTACCCCCATTTGATTTGGGGCGCGATCTCACTGTTCAACCGCAGGTAGCGCCCTCGGTCTGTGCTTTTGAAACCATCGCCATCGTTGATGCCACTGACCGAACTGGCCGTAACCCGCACATAGACATCCTTGTCTACGAAGGATTTGCTGAAAGTCAGGTCTTCCGTATCCGGGGCTCTCGCCAGATCAATTGGGGTACCGCCTGCTGTCGTAGCGATTTTAAAGGTGTTCTGTGTGGCGCTAACGACAAAGTAATCGGTGGCTGTCGCTAGGCGGGTGGAAATCGTCACATCTTCAGGGCCTGTGATTGTCTGGCTGGTGCCACTGGTAACGTCAAAAGTATTGGTCGTGGTGCCCGTGATTGTGTGGAAGCCATCGACTCCTGCGCCTGAAGTGAAATCCAGGTAGACCTCATCAGAGGTGCTGCGACTGTGGCCTGTTTCGGTCACGGTGACGGTAGTGCCACTTTGGCTGTAGGTGCCAGTGACGGGCGCTTTTGTAATGCCAGAGCCGCCTGTGAACTGCACCTTCATGCCGTTCACCAGTGGGTGATTCGCTAGCGTAAAGGTGTTGGTGGTGACATCGACATTGCTTGGGCTGACCGTGCCGACCTCTTCAAGACTAAGTGAGCCATTGGTAAAAACGGTGGTCCAGGTAGCACCGCCACCACCAGTAGCCAGCGCTACCGTCATCGTGGTGGTCGTGGTGTTGGTCGCCAGAAACGGCCCATCTGTAAAGACTACGGTAGGCGTCGTGTAGCTTCCGCCCACCACAGACGGCAGTAGATTCGTTAAGGTCCAGAGGTTGGTGTCGAAACGCTCCAGGCGGGCTGGCGGGTGGCTAGGGTGCGCTAGGAACAGAACGTCTGCGCTCTGTGTAAAACTCAGCTCATCTACCTGGGCAGCCGTGTAGCTCGTCGTGACTTCGTACCTTTGGCTGATGTTTACGTTGCCGCTGGTAGTCTGTGATGTGGTGCTGGTGACGGTGAAGTCATTCCCAGCAGTGCCTGTGATTGTGTAGAACCCATCAACGCCATCGCCTGAAGTGAAGTCGAGGTAGACCTCATCGGAGGTGCTGCGACTGTGTCCGGTTTCGGTGACGGTTACGGTAGTGCCACTTTGGCTGTAGGTGCCTGCAATGTCATCGGTGCGGACAGGACCATCATTGGCAAAGAAGCGGATGTAGAGATTGCCAAACTCTAGGATCAGGCTGGTGCCTTGACCACGGCTGAAGGGGATCAGTCTTGCCGCCCCATTGTTTTTGGTACGGGCCGCAAAGAAGGTCCCAGGTCGGCGGGTTAGGCTGCCCTGCGGCAGCACAATCATGTTTTCTAGCTTGGCGAGGCTGGACTTGTAGGACTCCAGTTCAACCATGCCCTGCATACGCGGACTGATCTGTCCATCCGCAAAGCTGGATTGAAGGGCCTGTATCCGCATTATGGAGCCGGTACTGCTCGGCGGTAGGTGCTGCCTACCAACCTGGCGTTAATAAAGCCATCCGCAATGAACTCGCCTGCCTGGGAGCGCTCCTGACTGTCTACGCCACGGGCTTCTGCTAGAATCTGTAAATACTTTGAAAGCATTCGGTCACGCAGCTCCGCACGGCCTGTGAGCGCTTCGGCGATCTCACTGCCTAGCTTCATGGCAATGGCGTGCAGTAGTAAGCTGTCAAACTGGGTGGGGTCGGTGACTTTGGCAATGTAGAGAAGGTTGACCGCTGTTGCATCGGTAAACACAAAGCGGCCTTCCACTTTGTAGTCCTGGTAAAAGTCTTCAATGTCCAAGACTCTCAAACAGTCAGCGGGGAGGGCAAACTTCTTGGCGTAGCCCCAGGCTGGAGCGGTGACACTGGCAGCCAGAGCCGCACGGGTGACCGCCGCATTCCAGGGGTGAGAGCGAAGCACGGCATCACGGCAGTCTTCATAGCGAAGGTTGCACTGCCGCGCCCGCTCGTTTTCGTCGGTCAGCGCTGCGATTTTCGCCTCGCCCAGGTTGGACAGGGCGATGTTGCATATCTGAACGACTGAAGTCATTAGTCTCCTAACGTATA